TTTTTCAATTGCTTTTTGCAAAGTAACACCGGCATCAACTAAGGCTTTTAAAGTTTTAACTACAGCCTTAGCTGTTCCTTTAAATATAACTCCTGTAACATCATTAAGTGCATTAGGGTCATTATCCAATGCTCTATCAATTCTACCTAAGAAATCAGATACTTTTTCAAGATTTGTCTTATCCTTGGTGTCTAACTCAAGAAGGTCTTTAATTTCATTAGGCTTTACTTCTGACTCGCTTCCTTTAGGAGCCTCATTAACTCGTTGTACACCTCTATCTGTTGTTGTGTTGGCTTCTCCATACTTTTCTCTTAAATGTTTTTTAATTATTTTAACTTGTTCATCAGACAATACTTTCCCGGCTAATGCGTCTAATGCCTTCATTGATTTGGCATCATTTCCAAGTTTCATATAAACTTCGTATCCCTTTTCAGGAGTGAATTGAATATTGGCCGCCTCGTTTAATTTTTTAAGTTTTGCTTTTGATTTTTGGTATTTTTCAGGATTACTTTCCCTATCCATTATATAGTCAATAACATCTTGAGGAGTTATCTCTGAACCAAATTGCTCAGACATTTCTTGAACCCTAGCATCTAATGGAGTGGCATTTTTTTGCCCGTATTTTATATTAAATCCTTTAATGTCTTTCCTTACGTTTCGGTCTCCGTATTGGTCAAAGTCTCTTGGCTTTATTCTTCCTAAGTTATTGTGGATATACATGTACTTATCCATTTCCCCTTCTTCCCCTAGTCTAGTAGCCTCCATTTGAGCTTCTTGTGCTCGGTACGCATCGTACATTCCTTCAATCTCTAACTCAGAGATAAGGCTTTCGTCAATATCTCCTTGTCTAACGGCTTCATTGTAGTCATCAATTTCTTGCTGAGTTATTTCATCCACCTCTGATGTGGTTGGTTTTTTAGTTGATTCAGCATCTTTTTTTATAAATTTATTAGCGTATTCTTTAGCCTCTGCCGCAGTTTCAAATATTTCAGTTAGAGGTTCTTGAACTTTAACCGTTCCGTCGGGAGATATTGTTTTAACCATTACCTTTTTTTTGCCCTCCCCTCTTGGAAGCGCATTCCCATTTTCATCTACAGTAGTGAGTGTTATTTCAAATTTATTTCCCGAATATGTTTCAAATTTATCAACATTAGCATCAACACCTCCATTTGGTTTTAATCCATTTGGCTCTTCAATAAGTTTGGCTTCTGCTTTTGGCTCTTCAGCAGGAGTAGAAACAACTTCCGCTTCTCTCTCTGCTTTAGTTAAAGGTTCTTTTACTGTTTTGAGAGTTCTTTGCTTAGCTTTTCTAACAGGTTTACCCGCTCGCTTAGGGGCAGCCTCTCTAGCTTCTTCTTCAATTCTGATAGCCTCGTCTGCGAGTTCATGGGCTTGTTCGATTTGTTGTTCTGTTCCATTTTGTTCAAAGTTTTTAAGTCTTGTTTCGTAAACTATTTGGTCAGCTTGTTGACCTCTAAATGTTCTTTTTTGCCCATCCTCAGTTTCTAAGCTAACTGTGTAGTTTCCGTCTTTATCTCTATTAAATGCAGACTCAGGGTCACTATAGTTATTGACGTATTTCTTTCCATTTACTTCAACACTATTATCTTCATTCAAGAAAATATCAAGCTCTGCCTCTTTTGATATACCTAAATCCTCTAGTGTAGCATCTCCTGCTGAATCTAAATCAGATATTATATCAATAACCTCGGTAGGAGTTTCTAATACCAATGTTTTTCCTACTGTAGTTAATTGTCCTTTTTTACCTTCATACACATATACACCGGCAGGCTCATTTAAAGCATCAGATACTTTTGTACTCGGACTTATCTCTTCTTGTTCGGGAGTGATTTCAAGTTCTGTTTTGGGTGCTCCTGTCTCCATCGTTTCGCTAACTCCGGTTTCTGACTGAATAGGTATCGTTGTTGTGCTTTGCTTTTGAATGGCATCTTCTTTGGCTTTATTTGTTACAAAATCAGTTAATTCGTTACTTAAAGACTCTAGCTCAGCTCTTTTTTGGTCTATTTTAACCTTAAGTTCTGCTCTGTCTGACGGATTTTTCAAGTTAGTAAAGCTATTAGATAAAGACTCTAGTTCTTTCTCTAAATCGACTATTTTAGTGTTTAACTCTCTTTTTCTTGTCGCATACTCAGACATATCAAAATGGTCAGCTATAGCTGATATTTTCTTGGTATAGATGTCTTTTGCTTCTTGAGATATGCTTTCATTATTGTTTATGTCTCTTATTAAAGAGTCTTTATTTTCTACAATATTCTTTATATTGCGGTGGGCATCTAATTTATTTTGAATTTTTAAAGCCTCGTCTCCAAGTGTTTTCTTAACCTTTAAGTCAACTTCTTTTATTGCTGCTTCTTTTAATTCATTTCTAGCTGCTTCTAATTCTTTTACATCAGCTTCTGTTAGAGTTGGGTCGTATGCCAACTCTAAGTTATCTTTAGTCTCGTTTAATATTCTAGAAAATGAACTTAATGGATTATCTTTAATTACATTCTCGTAATAATGGTCTAATTCCTTATGCCCTTTGTATTGAGCGCCTACATGTAGTAAGCTAAATCCAATACCCATTCCGGCCTCCATAGCTGCTTCTTCAGGAGTAATTAATCTTTGCTCCTCAATACCTGTTCTTAATGCTCTAGCTGTAGTAAATACCCCTGCATTAGCAAGTGGCATAGCAAGCTCAGAGGCGATAGCATTGTTAACTCTAAGTTTTGTTATTTGTTTAGCTATAGTGGGAGATACTCTACCGGCAATCTCTCCTAGACCATGCATATAAATACCTTCCCCAAATCCCTTCGCGGCTTCTTTTATGCCTTCAATATACATGTTTTCTCCTTCTTCTACATCTGCTTCAGCCATTCCTTTTACAGCACCTTTAGCTGTAAATATTTTAGTCATTGGAGCTACTGCTGCTCTTTCTAGGAATGCTGCTGCTTTTGGTGCATACTTGGCTATTACGGGAAGTGATTTTTCTGTGGCTTTTTTAGACATCGCTACTAGCTTTCCTTCTGCCGCAGCGGGGCTTCCAATATATGCTGCTGCAACTATATCAGGAATAAAGCCAATTATACCTCCAACCACATTGTTAAATACATTATCAGGAATACTTCCTTTTCTGTATTCTTCTACTGCGCTCATGCCTTTTCTTACATTGGAAGATGCAGAGTTTAGTTTGCTTATGATTTGATTTTTTGCGTCTTGAGGAAGTGCAGAATTTATTACTTTCTTAGCAAGTTTTGCTACTTCCTGAGCTCCTTGTACAGTCCCCGCAGTAGGTATTTGAGATATAAATGCTTTTTTTATATCATCATAAATTGTATCGTTTCCATCTTCTTCTCCTGAATCTATCAGCATGTTTTTTGCTGTATTTATCACATTATCAAGAGGCTCAAGTATGCTAGTAGTAGCATTACTAGCTTGAGCGTTAAGATAGTCGTATGTTTTTCTTACAGGAGATTCTTGACTTATACCTAATTTGCCCATTACATAATCAGGCACTAAGGTATTCGTGGCTAAAGCCTTCTTTACATTATAAGGCTTTTGTTTCTGAGTAGCCGAAGAACCATCTGCCGAAGGCGATGCCGTAGTTTCTTGAGGAGGTTTCTGAGTACCTGAGTCCGAAGAAGATTTTTTTTTTACAACCGGAGAAAATTTAAACTCAGGGAATTTAGAAAATACTTCTTCTTCAGTAGCATATTTACCGCTATTAGAAGTAGCGACAAAATCCCTCAAAGTCTGCATATCATATCCTTGTAGCTCAGGGAATTTAGACAATAAAGTTTTTTCATCTGCGTATTTACCACTATTGGAAGTGGCTACAAAATCTTTAAGTGCTTGTTTTAAATCCGGCATAATTTATTTTTTATCTTGGTTTTCCTCCTTTTACTGTTGTTGTGGTTCCGGTTGATTTTTTTGAGTTTAGCGATTCTGTATTTATAGCGTTTGCTGACATATATTCAATTAAAGAATTGTAAACATCATTATTAAGCTCGCCAAATTTAAACTCTCTGCTATCTATAAAAGTACCTTCCTCTTTGCCCGGAACTAATATTTTTATAACATCACTTCCCGGACTACTTTCTTCTACTACTAAACCAAAACCATCTGCATATTTAGACAGAAGTGTTTTAGCTTCCTCTTCGCTCATATTTGTTACTTCAGGTTTTATATTCTCTTTTAAGTATGCTGCATATCTTTGTGCTCCTGTTTGTGTAGAAGCCGCACCTTTAGAGGTATTATTGAATTTAGCGTCTTTTTTATATAAACCTTTTGATAATGCCGAAGATACGTCTATTTGTCCTGCCAACAAAGGACCTGCTGATGCAATAAAGTCTCTTTGAGTTTTTGGTGTACCATCTGCATTTTTAAATTTAATAAAATCTTTTCTTCCATCAAAGTAAAGTAAATCAATCCCATCAGGAGTTCTTGTAATTTCTTGGAAAATTTGCTCTCCCTTCTCGTTTTTAAGTCCTTTAAAGTATGTTGCAGCAGAATCAACTTCATTATCGTTTCCATACCATAATTGCCCAATCATGTTTGTTGCTTCTTTCGCTACTTTTTCTGCCTCTTCTTTTTTGACCATCCATTCAGGTTTGTCATTTCTTTGCGTTTGACTAACCACTTCAGTAGTTTCTTTATAGTCGTATTGAGACCTCATTTGATTTCTAACAAATCCTTCAAGCTCTTTTGTTTGAGCCTCAGACACTTTGAAACTATATTGACCTGTGTCGCTGTTGTATATTCTTAATATTTTACTAGAGTCTCCTTTTGCTTCGTTTGGGTCATCTGTTACAGTATACGGCACATTATTAGCGGTTCTTTTTTTGCTATCAAAAAGCATACGGGCTTTATCTAAGTCTGTACCCATAACTTCTTTTATAATATCATTTTCAGCATTCATGAAATTATAAATCTCTTCTTGTGTTACAGGGTCTATATCTGTTCTTGATTTAATATCTTCTATAGTCTCTATTTTACCTTGTTTTGATAGAGTACCTAATTTTACTATTGTTTTCTTTTCCTCTCCTAAACTACTTGTCCAAGCGTCAATTTTTGGTTTGTAATCATACTTATCTAATCTACCTAACAACAAGCCGTTTAAGGCATTTACGTTTGAAGTATTTCCCGGAGTATCATCTATTGTTTCTACTTCCTTTCCATCTACCATTTCCTTCTTCTTTAAACCAACCATAAGAGTTCCGTTAGGAGCTATAATCCATCCCATCTTACCCCAATCTCCAAACTTCTCAGCCATAGCCGCATTAAGCATTTCTAAACCTGATGAATCTCCATTTTTAGCTCTGTCTGATATTTGCTTGAAGTTATCCTGATAAGCCTTAGCTGCATTGAAAGCCAAGTCCACATTATCGGATAGATTCTGACTAAACATCGTATAGTCTTTTACGTTGCTTCTCCCTTGTTTTAAAAGGTCGTATTGTATTCTTAATTGGTTTGATGCTTGGTCTGCTAATTTTAACGCAGCTATTCTAGCTGACTCGTGCTCTCCTAGCGGAGTGTTGGCTATCTTAGCGAACTCATCTCTAGTGGCTTTTGCAATTGCTTCTTTTTTCTCTTCACGAACACGATTAGTTTCCGTGAGCATGTCAGACATGTTTCTACTTATGTCTGCCCAATTTACCTGTGAGTCAGCACTCCTTTCGGCATATCTATAATAAGTTTTTGCCATGTCTTATGTTTTTGGATGCATTAATTTGTATAATTGGTTTAATTGAGATTTTGGTAAACCTGACATGTACGCCTCAAATTGATTTTGTGGCATTGCTCCTACTCCTGCTAAATTACCAAATCCTTTTTCCCCTTGAAATCCTTGAACTCTTGATTGAAAATCAGCCTGAGACAGCTTTCCATCTTTGTTCAATTTATCGAAAGCTCTAGCTGAGCCTGTTTTCTCAAACAGAGGGACTTGAGCTAATCCTTGTTGAGCCAAAGATGTAACTCCTTCAAATCCTTGACTCATAGCGGCTGCTGAAGCCTCTTCAGCGTCTCTTGCAGCTAATTGAGCTCCTTCTGCTTCTCCCAAATCTAATTGAACGCCTAAGTCTCTTAATCGACTTTCTTCTGCAACTTGTTTGTTTTTAATATCGGTCAATTCTTTACCCATTTCTGTACGAATTCCTGCTTGTGCTTCATTTTGGGCCATCATTACCTGACCTGCTGTAGTAGCTGCCCCTCTTTCGCTTTCAACTCCTGCCTGAATAGCTTGGTTACCTGCGGACAGCATTGTCTCTCTTTGAAGTTCGTATGGCTCTTTTTGAATAGCCAACTCATCAGTATAGTTTACGCCTAATTTCTTTCTAGCTTCAGCTATTGCTTTTGCTGCATCTGCCTCAGCCTGTCTTTTAAGTTTTTCTTGTTTTGATGATTGAATAAACGAATTTACAGCACCTGCTGCTGTAATCGCCATTCCTCCTATTGCTATTGCTGTTGCTACTGCCATTTTATAGTAATTTTATCATTTCACTTGTGTATGCGTCTCCTTTGATATATCCGAGTTCTTCATACGTTTGAATTAAACTTTTGTTTTTAATCAAAGCATAAGCATACTTTCCTCCTGACTTTTTGCTTATATTGGTAAGAGTTGATATCAATAGTTTTAATGCTTTTTTTCTTTTAGATTCCCCTGCATCATCTTTACCTCTGTACTCTTTATTTGATATAATCCAATCTACCCAAGCAACGCTTGAGTTTGTAACGTATATAAATCCTGCACAAATAGGGACATCTCCATCGTAAACTATCATTCCTCCTGTTCCGTTCTCAGGCAAAAAATCTTTAGCGGGCGCAGTCCAATTCCATTGAGACCACCATCCTGTAAGGATTTCTTCATAATCATTTTCATTAAGAGGTCTGATTTTTAATTCCATGCAGTCACAAAGATATTAAATTTAAGGGAAACTTTTCATCACATTAGATTCTACTGCAAATAATTCAATTTTACTATTGAAATTATTTTGAAGAGTAAATGTACAATAATGCCCTAAAACTCCATGCGACTCTGCTACTGAATTTTTAACGTAGAAGAAATAATTAACATTACCCGGTATTGGTACAGTTAATGGAGTAACTGTGTTGTTGTTTACAATTATCCTATTTATACCTGCGGGATAGTCAACTATAATATTTACTACGACTCCCGCAAATTGAATATTTGCACCAAAATAAACATAGTCTCCAACACTTAGCATGCTGCCTATCGATACCAATGGATTTATGCTAAAGTTTATTTGAGCGGAAGTGGTTCCTGCTCCTGTAACGGTTAAGCTATTTCCTATTCCATTCACACTTCTCAAAGAAAGCTGACCCACAGATGTGTTTCTAACAAATGCATAGTAAGAGGCTTCTTTTTTCTCAAACCAATTTTGGTCTATAAATCCTGAAGATTGTATGTCCGTCTGTAAAGTAGCGCCCCAAGGAGCATCTCCTTCTAGGTTAATGGTTTTAAAGATTTTGTTTTCAAGTACTGCATTATTGAATACGCTTGTAATTGAAGTAGGGGTAAATGCCTTGGGAGATTTGTTTGGAGGTATTACATTATCTACTCTATCCCACCAAGGTTGATAGAATGTGTTTCTGTTTTCATTCGTATTGTGTCTGTATATATTCCCACCTTTAAATGTGTAGAAATAATTATTCATTCCAATCATCCAATCAGGTTGATAAGAATAAAAAGACACCCAACCGGAAACTCCTTCGCTATATGATAAAGTGTAATTCATAATACTAAACGCAATTTGTTATTCCTGTTATCAATCCATTTGTTACTCTAATAACCTTATTCGGAGAAGCTACGTTGCTTGTTAAATAGAATCCATTAGCTAAAGGAAATTGACCATTTGCATCCGTAAACACATAATCATATAAACCAACATAAGAGTCTATAGCTAAGTGAACTTTAGCAAAATAATATGTTTGACCCATAGCTGTAGAGCAAGGTATTGTTCCTGTTGGAAATGATACAGATGCAGGGAAAGAAGGAAGCAATGTAGGACATTTAACTTTAGCAGTCCAACCTGTAGATGTACACCCTCCAAAAATTTGAAGATTAATCAAGTTTGGAGACGCAGCTAATTTTGGTATAACCATAATACACATCTCAGGACCACCGGCAGTTAAAGATATGTCCCCTGTTACAATTGTTGTTGATGGAGTATTTCCTGTTGCCACAAATCCACCATCATATACATATTCATTCAAGACTACTGTTCCTCCTGACGGATACCATGAGCTACAAGTACCTGTTGCTGTTGGGTCTCCAACTATTGTAAAGTTTCCGGGAGTTGCACTTTGGTGCAACCCATCAACATTAGAACTTAGCTTATTATAAGTAGTCCCATTGTATGTGGCTCTAAATCCATCAGGTACAGATTGAACAACAAATTCAATAACAATAGCACCTATGTCATCTCCTAAATTAGAACTAATTGAGAAGAATCCTTGAGACCCCGGAGCGTTTATGCTTGTTCCACATGCAGCAGAACACAAGTCAGGAGTTGAAAACGATAATAGAACACCACTAGACTGCTGTCTAACAACGGTTCCATCTGCATAGAATCCATTAGGAGCTATTAAAGATAGTGATGAATCTAAATATACTGCCGTAGCCAAAGATAGGCTAGCGGCATCTAAGTAATATGTTGCGTTTACTGCCATTTTTTTTATTTAATTAAACACATCCACAAGCGTAGAATGTGATGGTTGCAGTTGGTTCACTACAAGTAGGAGTTCCTATACTACACCAATTTCTAGAGCTTGTTGGGTCTTGGTTATCTTCCTGATATATTCCATCTTGATTATAGAAACCTACGGTAACAGATTCAAGGCTTGGGTTTACTATATTATATGTGTTATATGGAGTTGTACATGTTTCATCGCAATCGCAAGTCACATCAGTAAGAGTAGCTCCAAAACATAAATCAACTTCTACAGCGCATGGATTACAAGTTTGCTGAGGCAATAATATTCCATCAACCAACTCTCTAACTATACCATCTTCAGTATAGAATCCATCAGCAGCAAATGTACTCAATGTATTGTCTGTGTATATTGAAGTTGCTGAAGTAAAATTAGCATTCAAGTAATATGTATCTGTAGTGCAATCACAACAAGCATCAATAACGGTAAGAGCATAACACAATTCTAACTCTACGGCATCTCTCAAATCCCAAATCAAGTATAGGTATTCTCCTAACGAACTAGATGGAACTGTGAAATCAGCGTAATACAATGGCTCTGTTCCTGAGTTTGGTGTAGCTATAGTTGAAGCTAAAATCATAGCCTGCATATCTACATCATTATTATCGTATAAAGTATTTGTTCTTAGGTATCTAAACTTATCTTGCGACGGATTGAACAAGAAATCATCAGGACTTATTTGATTAGTAGAAAGTCTCATTATACTTGTCTGAGGAGGGAATCCTCCTGAACCAACAAAACCTGAAATTAAATTATATCTTGATACTAATGGGCTTGAAGTTCCTGATTGGAATAAAACCAAATTAGATGCCAATGGCCCTACAAAAGTATCAATTGAATATCTATACTGAGTATGTATGGTTTTGTTTGACTCTGAATCATTTGTCAAGACAACCTCTACTATAGTTAGCGGCTCAGCATCACAACAATTGGCGGTAACAGACACAACCATATCTCCTGTGTATGATAAAGTTATCTCAACAGTTTCAACACTTACCGAGTCTTTGTCAAATCCAAAAGACCCATCAACTGCCGTGTATCCTGAGTCTACAACAACTCCGTTATAATTAGCAGAGAAGTTTATTGTAGCCCCGGCATCTATACTTGTAAATACCCATTCAATATTTGAGAATCCTACCAATGGACCTAAGTCTACACAATATGTAAATTGTTTTTCTTCTTCTTGGTCTATAGACAAAGTAAATGCTTGAGTAATTCCACAATCTAAACATTGAGGATTTACAGGAAGGTTTCGTTCATTTATAACCAACACATATTCATTCATGTACGGGTCAAATCCACCTAATTTCTGAGTATTAAAGGAATTGTTAAATACATCTCTAAACCAAGTTCTCATGTTTTGCTCAGACACTACTGTAAGTTGTTCGTTTTGAGCGTCACCACCTTTTAGCTGAATAACAGCTCCACGCTTAACGTCTGTAAAGTATCTATCAAAACCCCATTGAACATAGCTCTCAGGATTAAAACTAATACCATACTTTTCAGTACGCGCTATTTGCGTTCCTAAGACAGCAGGAGTGGCTGTAATTATACCACCGGCACTTGCGTCCGATAATAAGTTTTTCTCAGCTAAAACGTAAGATATTTTATCTTCTTGAAGAACCAATACATCTGTATTTCTTCCATCCAATAATTGTATCTCGCCAAAAGACGCTTCACAATGTTTGAAATTAGAAAGCCCTGAATTGAATTGGTTTAATCTATTGATGTTTGACTCTCCGTTGTAAATTCCACTATAGGTAATATCAGAGAATCTATTCGCTCTTTTGTAATCTTGGTCCGCTACAGTAGTTACTCTTTGTCCAAAATTAAAAGACCTTCCAACTATAGAGTCTTCTATTTTATAGCTCTCTACTCCATTTCCAAAAGAAAAGCAGTTAAAGAAATTAGTGTCTACTATAGCAGGTGTTCCTGCTGCAATATTTTGATTTTGCAAATTTCCAAGATGATTTCCATCTTCATCAATACCAAACGATAACTCATTTTCGTAAAACACATCTGCTAAAGCATCAGCAGGTTCTGTTTCAAAAATCAACGTATCTTCAGCTCTAAACACCTGAATATTAGCAGTAACATAAATTCTACGAGAGTATTTATAGTTACTACCTGTACAGCTATTCGTACTACTAAAGCTAATAGATAGCTCATTGGTAGATACATTTCTATAAAACTGCCAAAAATTAACATCAGGATTATAAAAACGTATTTCATAAGGCGTTCCTACAGGAAATACCGCAGGAATGTTAAAGCTCAATATGATTTCAGTATCGCTAACAACAGATACGGCATAAATGGTAGAAGTTACCCCTCCGTATGAAAGTCTTACTTGAACACCTGCTACAACTCCATCGGATATAAATGAAGCAGCGCTATCTATAAGTTTGTTTGGCGTAGCTAAACTTGTAATCGTTCCTGTTATTGGAGAATTTAAAGGATAATATAGTCTAGGTACAAAAGTATTTATTTCTCCATCTCCTTTATCTATACCTGAATTAATTGTAAGAGCAATATTGTCTCCAACAAACCACTCATACATATTGGGATAATCTATAGATGATATATACGTTTTTGTCAAAGTATACCCTCTAGGCTCACATTGCTTTCTTCCTGCTCTATTCCAATCTACATACCATTCTATTCTACTCCCCGCAGGAACTGTGTAATCAATAAAATCCCAAGTAGGATTACCGGCATCTTCTCCTGCAATATTCATTGGGTAAGATAAAATAGTGCTATCTCCACCTGATGCCCATCGTTGTTTATTTCCGGGAGCAATTAATGCGTTCTCAGATTTTATTAAGTTTATGTTATTTGGACTAATCTTTATGTATAATCCCGCAGGTACATCATAGAATATAGTCGGGTCTTCATCTGATGGTATTTCAAGAAATCCCTTTGGTTGAGACACTTTTTCTAATACAGTAACGTAAGAACAATTTTGAGGAGGTCCTTGAGTATCTGACTTCACGATAAGCGTATCTCCATCTTCAACTTTTCTCATGTTCTCTCCTTCCAATAGAAGCCACGCTTCATTTGCGTTTGGATTTAAAAAGAAAAGATTGCTATATATTGTTTCGTATTTTTCAGCATCAGGCTTAATTACAAACTTGTATCTTTTAGCAAATTCAGGAGCTACTTGAGTAGGAGGTATAGTTATTTGAATACTATTTTTATTTTCTGCGTAAGCACAAGGAATGTGAATGGAATTGTTTGGACTAACTAAAGCAGTTGTAGCTCTGTTAAATTCATCCATATACACAATGCCTACTTCATATCCTCTATTACTATGTAAACTTCCGGGATTACCAATTTTCTGATAGGATGCGCTTGCAAATACCACTCTAAAGTATTCATAAGCCTTTTGCGTAGGAGCCGCTATATTGTCTACATAAACCATTGATGGGAATTGAAACCCTATCTGAGTATTTGATGGTTGAGTTATTATTAAAATAGGCTCTAATATGTTGTTTATTCCGCTACCATATTTTATAAAAGAAGTAGGGGTAACACCTAAGTTATTTGGCAATGCGCAATTGAATGAATCTGTGAAAGTAACTCCACTACAAGATGTTTCTTGACCAACTACGGTTGTTGAAACCGGAAGTATATTTCCTATTGTTCCTATCGAGTTTCTAAATTCATCGCTCGTTGCTAAATCATAAGCAGAAGAATAGTCTCTAGTAAGCAAATAAGTTATAGATAAGTCCGTATTGTCAGTCACGGTATCAGGGCTTGGAATATACCCCGACCATTGACTATGGGTTATTGTAACATCTAAAGATATAGCTGCTCCTTGAACTAAATCTATTCCATCTAAGTCGATTACTACAATAGAATCAGTTATATCTAGCCCTATCGAAGTTGGGTCTATGTTGTAGACTCCTGTAAATGTGGTATCAACTAAGTCTAAATTTCCAATCTCTTCTGTTACTAATGTTGATTGAAATTCAATCTTTGTTGGGTATCCATTTTTGTCAATTAAATCATATCCTTCAATGTAATTTCCATACATTAATCTATTACCCATAATGGTTTGAGCTTTAGCTAATAGCGGAACATTGTCATAAAGTCTTAAGATTTCAGCTTCATCTAATACCGTAAATATCTTACTGTTATTAAATGTAATTGAGTAAACCTGATTATCTGATAATCCTGACTCTGCTTTATCTATTTTTTGAATAATCTTAATTACGTTATTTTCCGCTTGCTTGAACAATAAGTCAATACCAACAACAAGAGGGCCTCCTGAGTTATAACTAACGATTGTAGCATTGCAATAGTTTGTCATCCCTTTATTCAACATACTACTGATGTCAAATTGAAATTGATTTGGGACAAAAGCGGGTGCCGACCATTGAGATGTCGCAGAATATTCGCCATCTGCATACTTATATCTGTATGCAAAGCATATAAATCTTGTTTCTAAATAATTCTCTTGACCACTTGTAACAATTGGCTGAATAGCGGGACTTTCTGTAGGTGGTTTTTTTATAACAAGAATAGACTCTGCACTAAATTGGTCAACATTTGCAATTGGATTTGCATATCCTCTAGTTAAATTTATAAATCTAGGAGGATTGTAATCATCTGTAAAAAATAATAGGTCATCAACAATGTTGATTCCCGTAATTAGGTAAGATGGATTGAAATTAAGCGTAGTATATACACCATCTCCATCGTCTATACTTATAACGTGGTATACGAGTGTGTTTGTATTTACATTGTAAGAAACTATTAAATCAAGTTTACCTGTGTCTCCTTCAGGAAAATCAGGGTCGTGAACAAACCAATATATTGTTTCTCTTGCGCTATCTTGAATAGCTCCTATACATCTAGCCGAAGTACTTAATGGAGTTCCGTCTGTATAAGATAAAGATGTAAGTGAAGAGTTTCCTTTTGTATTTTCGACTACACCTATTTCTGAGTCCTCTGTAGAACCCATCCTAACATTCATAGCATCAATATATTCTCCGTCGGGGACAAGTCGTTGGTCAACGACTTTGTTCATTCTCCCCGCTATAAAATTTCTTGTGACGTTTGCCATATTACTTTATTATCTTGTCCATTCCTCTTAAATTCATTAAGAGTCTTCCCGGATGAATATTACTAATTCTGATTTTTGCATTACTAAGTAGCGCTCTTCTTTTCTTTCTTAATCTCGCAACAATGTATTCTTGAACATTGAATTTTGAACTTAGTATTTCATATTCAATAGCTGCGTATATGTATGATTCAAAAAACTTATTTACAGTAATTCTTGAATTATCCCCTCCTTCCATTCCATCCGAAATATACTCAAGAATGCATAATTCCCCGGACATACTAGAATCAAAGTTTATAACTCCTGCTTTCTTATCGATTCTAAATGTAGGATTAAAGTTAGCAGTCTCGGTATTTAAACCAAATCTCGTATTGAATGCGTAATCAAAATACCAATCTCCTTCAAAATACCAACCTTCTTGACCATCAAATTGATTGCCTTGATTTAAGTAAATACTTTTCTTCGTTTTCATCAATCTGTCAAAGTCAATATCTGAATACTGCGGCTGAAGTATATTTCCATTTTGGTCAAACAATATGTTTCCTTGATGGTCTTGCAAATAAGCATTAGAAGATAATGTCTGAATATTTTCGGTTAAAGGTCTTAGCAATCCATCTTTATATAAAGATATACGAACCCAATTAACATAATCAGAAGGAAGGACAAATCTCAAAGAATCAGCAACGCTTAACTCTAAAACCTTCACTTCTTTAAATGCATCATAGTTAAGCTCCTGTATAGCTCTTTTGGCGTGAAACAATACTTTGTATCGTTCCTCATTGTTTACTAATGAATGGTTCCCTGAATACATCAATAAAAAATTATTGACTATATCTTCTAGGCTAATATATTGATAAGAACCCCAATTTGCGTCTTGAGGTGTATTACCATCATTCTCATAGTATTGATACTGCGATAAATATGCCATTGTTTTTTATTTTATTGTTGCATACTAAACGTAGGCTGTTCGTGTTGTTGTTGTGCCATACCAAACTGAGTAACCTCCATTTCTCTAATAGAGATACCACAATACTCAAGTATTTTTGTAACTAACTTGTAGCCATCTTCATACGGCAATTCAAAGTCTTGATAATCAGATTGAGTTTGGTCAAACACAGGCTCTCCGCTAACCAAAGTAATGTAAGTCCATTTTGGCGTTCTAGGAAATCTAAAGTATACTGCCTGAACTTGACCTTTATTTTTTATAGTAGAAGGGTAGATTTTTATTCTATCTCCCTCTAGTGTGTACGAAGGAAAAGTAACAGATGGTTTGGTTAGTAAGGAATTATTTAACATTGTTATTTTACCAAGACTTACTTTGTCTGCCTCTCTTGCATTTGCAACAGAGAATACAATGTAATCAATTCCTGTTCCTGATGGAAACAAATTACTACTCAAAGTCAAAGCTGTATTTGAATCCACGCTAACAACCTCAGCAATAGCGTTCGATGATTCATTTAGAACAATATCTCCTTCAACTATGCCATCACTTAAAAAACTAGCAGTTGAATCTACAAGTTTGTTTGCGGTATTTGATGTATTTGAACCTGATGTTAATTGAGTTGGATAACACAATAATTTAAGTATGTAGTAGGCGTTATTTCCAACAGTAACTGTAGTTGGGACAGAAAAGGAGTTTCCTGAAATATGGCTTAAATAGTCTGTCTGTAAAAAAGTTTCTAAAGTTTCAGCTAATGGGCTTTCAATATCTGCATAATCGGTTCCTGATGTACGAGTATTTTCAGCATTTATAGTTTTATTATAACTACTAAAGTATTCCTCAAATAACTCCATTTGCGCATTTGCCGCATATAGATTGAAATCCGACGGAGAAATATACCCATAATTATTTTTATTTATTATGGATAGTACTGCATTTCTAACTTCGTTTATCATTTTAAATCTTTTTACAAATATAATAAAAAAAGCACAGAATTATTTCTGTGCCTTTTAACTAAACATATATTAACCAATCTTACAAACTAGCAATATTTGCTTCTAGCATTTTCAAAGAATCAAGTCCTTCGTCACTAGATAAGAAATGACCGGCCACATCGTATGGATCTTCTCCAAAAGGAACTGAGGTCATTTTCTTTTTGTTGGTAGGAGTATTAAACCATATCTCCTTATTGTTGTTTCTAAACGCTAATAGATTCTCCTCGAAGAACAAACGTACTTTAGCTTGGAATTGTAGCTCAGGGTCGTTTAAAGTAGCCAAGAATCCTCTTGGGTCGTTTTTAGCGAATACTAATATATCTCTTTTTAATTCTGCTGTAGAAATAGTTGAAGGGTCTTTACCGAACATTACTCTTGTTAATGTTTCAATCTGCTCTAGAGATAATCTTCTAGCTTCAATTAAAGCATCGATTTCCAAATCTAAATCAGCAACTTCTTCAAATGCTTCTTTTTCTTCATCTACTTCTACAAAGATTTTACCGTTTAATGGGTGGTAATGTAGAAATGATTGAAGTACAGGGTTTGTTCTTGGGACGCTTAAGAATCCATCCTCAAAAACAACAGGCTCTAAAATAGCATTTCCATCTTGCTCATCCTCAAAAGGAGATTTTTGGTTTACTGCATATCTTAATGCTCTGTTTTCTTTTTTCTCTTCGTCCCACCACATTAATGGAAAACGAGAGTGATTTCTTGAAGATAAAGTATAGGAAAGTGGATTTCCGATAGTTAATCTATATATTTTGTCTGTTGATTTAATTGTTGCCATTTTTATTATTATTTAATTTAATTTGATTTTTACTAAAAAAAAATAGAGAGGGACACTAATGCCCCTCTCATATTTACTATGAATTAACCGTAACGGAATAATACAAAGTTGTTTGCACCCAAGGTACATACGCAACGCTCAGAAAGGAAGTTAACCTCCATTGCATCTAAGTCGCTAGTTTGAGCACCTCCGGCAGAACCTGTAATCCACGTTTTATATCTACGGTCTTCAGCTTCTGAAGCACGGTAACGAACGTGTAAGAAAGGACGCTTAGCGTTTTTACCCATAATTTGGTCGTAAACAGAAGTAGAACCCGCAGGAACTAACAATCCTGTAATAGTACCTGTTGCAGTAGCAAGAGTACCATTTAAACCACCACGCATTGTTGGGTCGTTTAGGTATTTCCAATCAGATTTGTAGAAATCGTAACCTCTACGGAATCCTGTGAAACCTAAGTTCAAAGCCATGTCGATATCATTGTCGAATAAACCGAATGATGCAGACTGACCTGCTGAAGCTCCGTTGTAACCGTTCAATGTAGCTAACATGTTGTCGATGTCAAAAGACAATCCACGGTTAACAAACACTACGTTTTCTTCGATAGCTCCTTGTTTGTCCAAACGAGAAACGATAGAATCCCAATCAGTCAAAGAAGTTGGTGTACCTGCACCCCATACGTTTCCACGTTGGTTTACAACATAGAACACACCTTCAGACCCCATGAAACCTGCAACTTTGGCTCCTGAACCCGCAATAGCAGGAACTGCCTCAATCATAGAAGTTTCGATGTAGTCTTCAAAACGTAAACGAGTTTCGTGCTCTGATTTCAAATACCACAAGTACCCTGTAGCTCCGTTCTCAGTAGTAACTTCAACCCATCCGATTTGAGCCATCTCAGAACCATTAACCGCAT